GGGAGGTTGCAGCAGGTGCAGCAGCTCGGGTTGTAGTCATTGACTGTCTCCAGTTAGAGTGCACACCAGTAATGTTAACGCCGTTTCCGTACATTTAAGTGTTAGGAAATCTTATGGTCACACCACTTGCTATATCACCGTTGATGGTCAGGAGCTCAGTGTTGAGGGCTCTATTACCGTCCCGATCAATACAGTTTCCAGGTCGGTCACGATTGCCAGTGGCCGTCCTATCGGTTTTACCGAAAAGGCTGTGGCTCCTACTCTGCAGGGGAATTTCTTTATCGATCATTCTTTCCCGCTTCAGAAGATTATCGACGCCACCGATATGACGGTTGTTGCCGAGTTTGCTAATGGTTGGAAATACACATTGTCCGGCGCTTTCCTTACCGGTGACTCGATTGATTTCTCCCCTGAGGATGGCAAGGTAACCCTGAAATTTACGGGGATGAAAGGAGACTGGTCATGAAGCCGATCACCTTTAAGCCGAACGATCCGATTACGTGGAAGGGTAATGAGTATGACGAGCTCACTTTCCGTGTCCCGACCTATGGCGACATGAAGAAGCTCGACGCGATCGGGGTTAAGGCTGATGAGGACCCGGGCACAGCTATGAAGCACGTGCTCGCTTATGCCGAAATTCTCTGTACGACTGTTGAGGGTAAAGCTCTTACGGAGCTTACCTATGCGGATGCCCAGAGACTGGCGGTTGAAGTCATGCCTCTTTTCGGTGTCACTCCAGTGGGCGGCGTCGCTGGAGGACGTTGAGGTCTCGATCTTTCGGATGGCACGGTTCTGGCGCATGTCACCAGAGGAGTTCGCCGTGCTGTCCCTTGACCGGATTGAGCAATACGCCGAAATGACGAAAAAAATATCGAACGAGGAGCGGGAAGCTTATGGCGGCGTCCGGTGAAACATATCTCTTGCAGATGGTAATGCAGCTGAAAGATCAGCTGAGTAACCCAATGAAGAAGATCGGGAAGGAGCTGAACGCCTTTGGCCGCAGTCTTGGCGATCTTCAAAAAGCATCTTCTGAACTGATTGCGCCTCTTGCCGCTCCTTTTACGCTTCTTGCAGGTGCAGGCGCGTTTTCTATTACCAAAGCGATTTCTTCCTATACAGAGCTCGCCGATACTCTTGATAAGGCCTCAATCCGTACAGGTGTGACGGCAGAAGCCCTGCAGGCACTCCATTTTGGAGCGGTGCAGTCAGGCATGTCCGCTGACGAGATGGACAAGGCGCTGATCAAGCTTTCGGCTGAAATGGGGAAGGCGGCTTCTGGCCAGAACCAAAATTTGGTGGCTATGTTCAAGCATCTGGGGATCAATCTCCATGATGCTAATGGACACGTTCGTTCAGCCGCTGATGTGATGAATAACCTCGCCCAGGCGATTAAAAACAATGAATCGCCGGCCGCCAGAATGCAGATACTCAATGCCGCCTTTGGCGAAGAACTCGGGGCAAGGCTCATCCCTTTGCTTCAAGGCGGTGCAGAGGGATTGGCGGAATATAAGAAGCAAGCCGAGGAACTTGGGCTTGTAATGAGCTCGGAAGAAATCCAAAAGGCGAATGAGTTTGGCGACAGGCTGAACCTCGTAAAGATGGCGTCTGATTCGGTATCCGTTGCTATTGGTGCCAAGCTTCGGCCAGTGCTTGATGAACTGATCGAGCCAATGCTTCAGATCATCGTGGCGAACCGAGACTGGATCGCAACTCAGATTGGTGAGTTTGTTCAGGAGTTTGCCACTTACCTGAAATCTATCGATTGGAAACAAACGATTGAGAACTTAAAACAGGTTCTTCGGAATTTCAGTTCGTTCATTGAGTTTATTGGTGGCGCAAATACCGTATTGATCTTCTTTGGGACGCTTATTGGCGGCGGCATCGTGGTTAAGCTGCTCTCCTTTATGAAGGCTTTGAAAGATGTTGCTGTTGCCGTCAAGATTCTGACGCTTGCTTTGAGAGCGAACCCAATGATTCTGATAGCGACGGTTGTCGCGACGATCATTGGCTACATGATCACGTGGAAGGGGCTGTGGGGCGATCTTTTTAATTTACTGTTCTCAGTTGGTCGTCCAATTTTCTATGTGTTGGCTGGAGCGATTAAGTTCTTTGCGATGGTTGCATGGGAAGTGTCTGCGCCTTTGAGAGCAATTCTTGGGTTGATGTGGGATATCGGAAAGGCTGTTGGTAACTTCTTAACTGGCGGGAAGCTGGGGGAAATGGCGAAGAAAGCCCAGGAGACCGCCAAGAGTGTTTCTGATGCCCAAAAGCAGTTTGCTCCTCCGAATCCTGCTGACGCGGATGCTGGGGTCCCCCAATATTCCGGTTCGGCAGCTGGGACAGCGGTGACGGTGCCGAATGTCCCGAATGTCCCCGCCAGCACAACCGCGCCTGCTACTGTTAAGGCCCAAAGCGACATCAATTTGCACATTACTGGAGATAAGGGGTTGAAAGCTACGGTTCTTGGTATTGAGACTTCTAATCCGGCAGCGCTGACTACTGAGATTTCTTATCAGGGAGCGTAATGGTGAAATTTGCAGAAACTCTTTTAGACGCCAGCTATAAAGGTGTTTCTTTCAGTGTCACTGAGAGCAGTATCGAGGTGGGGCGAAGGACTGTCACGTTTGAGTATCCTCAGCGAGACTTTCCTTATGTCGAGGACTTAGGGAAGAAAGCACGGAAGATTAAATTAACTGCGGTCTATTCCGGGCAGAACTATGTCACTGATATGGGTAGGCTGATCTCCGTTATGGAGGAAGAAGGCCCGGCGGTTCTTGTTCACCCTACGCTAGGCCCCATGATGGTGACACCTACGGGTGTCACCAAAGTCGTTTACGACGCCACCAAGATCGGCTTTGCATCGGCTGATCTGGAGTTTACCGAGTCTGGGGCATATTCGTTCCCAAAGCCTATTACTGACACTGCGTCGGTAGTGGAAAGGGCTTATCAGCAAATGCGCGAGATAAGCTTGAAGACCTTTGAGGAAGATTTCAATATAACGAACTCCCTGGACTTTATCCGAGGCGCGGTCGCAGAGAATATTGCGCAGTACTACACGACTGATGATTATTTGGAGCTTGGCCGTCTGTATGGGATTTCTGATCAATTACAGGAATACGCAGAGGAATCCGTCCAGGCGATAAGCCAGGCGTCTTCGGTTCTTGGGAGCGCGATATCGGCTGCCTTTGCGTTTGCAGACGTAACCACGGCGGTGACAGATTGGCGTCGAATCACAAGAATTCTTAGCAGGTTGATTAAATCCGATTACATGAATCGTGATTATGCAACAGGCCTTGCCTCCGCCACTGATGCGGCGAAATTGACGCAGTTATCGCTTTCTGCGCAGAGCCTTGCACGGCAAAGCTTGATTGCGGAAATGGTTAATGCGACCGCATATGTTGGAGGATCAGAAGATATCGCCGAAGGAGGCATTTCTTATGATGAAATGATCCAAATTCGGGATCTGGCTCTTGACGCGATTGACGCTGAGATGCTTAAGATAGATAACGATGATGTCTATCTGGCTTTGGAAAGCGCACGTACGGCGGTAGCAGACGATTTAACTACCAGAGCACAGGATGCAGCCAGACTGATTTTTGTTACACCTCAGGAAGTTACTCCAGCCCTAGTGATTGCCTATAATTTTTATGGAGACGCTAGCAGATCTCAGGAAATCATAGACAGGAACAAGATTCGGCACGGAGGCTTTGTCCCAGCAAAGGAACTCAAGCTTTTGAGTCGATAGTTTGGAGGCTCAGATGAAAAGACTTTGTGTGATTTTGGCTTTGGCTCTTGTGAGCACGGTTGTGGTTGCAAAATCCTGGTCGGAGAGAGATGCAAGAGCCCCCAATGCTTATGGTGATGAGTATTACGATATGGGCCCTGAAGCAAATTATCGGTATCACTGCTGGTATGTCCCTTTGGAGGGTGTTGAGCAAGGGATGAGAAGGTGCCGGCCGGAAGATATCGCTGAGCCAAAACCAAGGAAAAGAACCGCGGCTGATTATGAGCGAGCTGAACGCGAAATAGCGGCGGAAAAAGAGCGTAAAGCTTTGGAAGAAGAAATGAGCCAAAACAAATTTGAGCGATCTTTGGGGGAGGTCAGTGGCGAAGATATCTATTACAACCGTGTAACCAAGCAGACAATGATAATCAATAAAAAAACTGGTGAAGTAAAAATAAGGTAGGGGGAGATTGACTTTGCTAGCGAGTGATAATGCGGTAAGCCTTCTTGTCGGTGGGAAAAATTATTATGGCTGGCAAGAGATGTCTTTCCAAGCTGGATTAAATGTAATTGCCAGGGGCTGTGAGGTTTCTGTTGGCACGAGTGTAACGTCTACAGATTTTTGTGAAGACCTAGGAATAGGAGAAGAGTGCCAAATTAAAATTGGCGGAAAAACAATATTAACCGGATATATTGTTAAGCAGGCAAGAAGTTATAAGCCAACAGAAATTAAGATTACTGTAACTGTTAAAAGTAAAACTGTAGATTTGGAAGAATGTTCTATTCCTCTCGGGATGAAACCTCGTTGGGCTGATTCAACCTTAGGAGGAGTATTAGCAGATATAGCGTCGTATTATGGCATTAATGTTGTTGATAATTCTGGATTGAAAGAGAAAACAACTTTTGATGCTCCAACGCATGGGACAATTCTGTCTTTTTTGCAGAGCCAACTGAAGGCCAAAAGTGTTGTTTTTACTGATAATGAGAACGGGGATTTGGTTATTACTAAAGTCGGAGAGCATCCCGCTAACGATAGACTTGAAATGGGCAAAAATGTCATTAGTGGGGATCGAGTTTTGGATGGATCTAAATTATTCAAAACTTATGCGGTAACAGGGCAAGGGGCAGATCCAAAAAGCCAGAATGGCACTCCTGCGAATAACTTGTATGCAAGCGCTCTCAATAATAAATTTTCGCGTAAACGGGTGACGGTGGTAAATCAATCCGGGTCCACAAATGGCGGAGAGCTTTCTAGGCGAGCATCCCTATTAATGAATAACTCAATAGGTAATGCCGATAAACTAACTTATACCGTTCAGGGGCTCTATCAATCTAATGGAAATTTGTGGGAACCTAATTTAAGAGTGATTATTAATGATAAATTCCTTAACGTGTTTTCAGAGGTAATTATAAATAAGGTCTCGTTTAAAATAGATGATAAAAACGGATCTGTGACGACATTGGAGTTAAAGCATTCTTTAGCATATACGCCAACGGATCTTGAAACAAAAGCTTCCGCCAAGGGCAAGGCAAAAAAGAAAATTTCCACTCAAAAGAAAGGGACTACTTTTATTGCTGGAGCTGGCACGGGGAAATGGCCATGAGTATTGAAATTGAAGATTTGATTGCAAGAGGTGTTCTTTTTGCGAAAAAGGGGTTCCGCAAAATGCGGGTAATCCAGGCGGAATTTCTTGCTGGTGATTTGCGAGATGAGATTGAACATTTCGAGCCTTATGGCTTCACCAGTGAAGCAAAGCCTGGTGCTGAAGTCCTGGCAACATCAATCATGGGCGATCGTGATCATACGATCGCCTTTTGCATTACGGACCGGAGATATCGCCCAGTTTCACTTAAGGATGGCGAAGTCTGCATCTTTGATGACTTAGGTCGGCAGATCTTCCTTCGGCGTGATGGGATCACGATTGAGGGGAAAGATTCACCGGTCACAGTGCATACATCCGGCGCGGCCAAGATTGACGCACCGGAAACAACGATTACGGGACGCCTGGTTGTGAATGGTGACGTTGTCGGTAAGGGGCAGATTTACGACTCTGTCGGTCGTCTGCAGTCAATCCGGGATACCTACAACGGCCACACTCATAATGGCGGCAGCTCTCCTGACCAAAAAATGTGAGGATCACATGAAGCGCAGCTGGGACATTATTCGGGAACTCCTTGAGAAATTCGAGAACGAAACCATCAGCGATTTTTTGGCAAAGGTTTGTGAAGCTCCTGATGAGACTCTGGATGAGATAAAGCAGAAGAAAAGAGAGGAATACCGGGATCTGGTGTTTGGGCACCTTCTTCTGCTTCAGGATTCTGAGCTGGTAACCGGGATCGAGGCGGTGGACCCGCGCCCAGCCGGCAAATGGTTTTATAAACTGAAGTCCCCGCGATTAACTATGGCGGGGCACGATACTTTGGGCGCGCTCAGGAGCAAGACGGTTTGGGATGCGATAAAGCAGAAAGCTGAAGCCGCATCCATTCCGATCACTCTTGAGCTGATCAAAGCGGGGATAAAAGCTTTGGTCTAGCAATACCACAATTCAACAAACACAAAACCCAGTCAGACGGGTATCTGGCTGGGCTTTTTTATGACCTCAGTAACGGTGAGGACACATGGAAATTATACCTGAGATTGAAAGGCTTAACCGAGAGGTGGAGCGGCTTATGGAAGCGCAGAAAGAAAGAGAAATTGAGCAAAAGCTGATGGCTCAAATGGAAGAGAAAGAAAAGGAGCGACGGCAGTTTTATCTCGAAATCATCAAGGCTTTTATTGCGCCTGTCGTGACCGCGGTAGTCATTCTCTGGCTGACCAAGTGAGGTTTTTATGGTTTTGATTTTGAACGGCACAGAGTCGACCTTGTCGGATTTCTGTGACGACGATTTACGAAGGGCTGTCTTCAATTCCCTTTTCTCGTGGGCCAGAGCCAGTGACTCGGATGATCTTCCCGGAGATTCCCGCCAAGGCTGGTGGGGCGATACCTATTCAGATATCGATGGGGATCAGTTCGGTTCCAAGCTGTGGCTCCTGGCCCGTTCGAAATTAACCGAAAAGACGCTGCAGGACGCGAAAACCTATGCGGAAGACGCATTGCAATGGATGGTAG